ATAGATTCAGTAATAGTAGTTCTATATTCATCCAATGCTACATTAACAGCATCACTATTATCTTGAAAGATTATATTGCTTGTTCTTAAATGATAAAGCTTAGCATCAATATTATTAACAGCATCTAAAAAGTTATCTATATACCATCTCCCTTGAGTGACTTTATTTTTAATAGTAGAAACTTTATTTCTTACTTTACCCATATTAGACAACTCAATGATATCAGCGTTTAATTGCTTATAAAATCCTGGCATCCATCTAAATGTAGGCGTACATCTATAGTTCACTCTATGCCTAGAATTTAAATGATCTATATCTCTTACTACCTCTTCCTGAGGGCCTAAAGTTATTCTTGATAATATATCTGTAATATTAAGATTACTGTCTATAAAATTATCTTCTGCATTAACATGCGCTGACATATGTTTCCTCCTTACATCTTGGGCATTGTTTTTTATCTAAACCATAATGAGGAAAATCACGATAATAACTGTATCCTCCTTTTTTATATGGTTCTACTAAATTAGTTGCTGTATGCCATACTACCCTGCATGACTGGCAACTCTTTAATGGATCTGAGTGTCCATTTTTATTTTCTCTCATTTGGGCTCCTTTAAGTAGTATGAAAACAATGGTCCGCAATCTGGATCAAAATCTTCTTCTTCTTTAAATATATTTTCTAATCCACCCTCTAAGAAAAACTTGTCCCAATATCCTATTTTGAAATACAACTCACCAGAACCAAGACAAAATTGCCATTTAAAATCAGTTACCCCTCTATCTATTAGAAGACGTGACATGATTATCGTTACTGACTTGTGTAACAAATTTCCAGGTGTGTGTATTCTTTCCATACTTGCCTTTCCGTAACTCACTGGTTTTAGCTAAGTTACCGTGTTTAGTTAAAGTGTTTATAGCTCTACGAATACTAGTTATAGGCCAAATTCTATTACATCTATTACATGCTTCTTCTATTTCGTCTGGTGTAAAAGAATCATTAGGTGCAATCATAAATATTCTTAATATTAAATCATCTTGTTTAGCGTTAGATGTCCATGACTCTCTTAAGTCTAAACCTGATTCATTGTTAGTATTATAATACATTATTCAGCCCATCCTGTTTTACGTTTTTGTTTAGTTGATTCTTTACCTATTTCCTCAGCATTATATCTTATATAAGAATATAGATCTTTTTCTATTTTATGTTTGGGTATGTTAGTATATAACCACATTAGATAAGAAGGATCTTCCTCTCTTACATCATGAATAGTCATTCCTTTGTACTTACCAAACTTCATAGCGTTTGCACCATACAATTTCTTTTGATCAGCGCATCTACATTTTTCTTTTTGTGCACACTCTTGACAAGCGCCACAATCCCAACATTTACTCATGATTAATATCTCCTCTTAGTTTTCATCTTGTCTAAATATTCTTTACGTTTAATACGTTTATCAAGAAAATCTAATCTTTCTTTTTCAAGAGCTTTACTTTGATAGGTTGTAGATTCTATTATATCTATTCTTACACTATTTCTTGCGCCACCAACTCTTTTTGATAACATATGTTCAACTTGATCTTTAGGCTTACGTCTCATTTGTTTAGCCCATAAATCTAGTTCTATATATTCTCTATCAGTTAAGTTTATTGTTATTGTCTTCAATGTATCCCCTTGTTATTATTGAATTTAGTCCCCTACTCTCTGCTAATGCGTGGTCAGCAGATAGCAAAAATCACTTGATATTAACTTAGTAGGGGAATTAAAAGAGAGAGACTAGAAGTTCTATAGGATATGGTACCATTTACACCTTGCGTCAACCTTGAACATCTAATTTTCCCAGTTTTATATGGGCTAACTCTCTCTAATTATAACCATAGCGATATTTTATACAGTATGCCTCCTACAATACATTGAGTACGCATCTCACCTGTTAATACGGTATCCAAGACCAGGCAATTATTCCGCTAGATGGATAATTATATCTTAGAAAGCTATGGTTAATTTATAATTTTTGGGCAGCTTATTTTATATCTCCTACCCAAAGATGGGAGACACTTAAATATTTGCGCCACCAGTTTTGTCATTGTTTACAAATGCAACAATGTCACCCTCTTGCAATGAATATGAATTATTTACATTCACACCACCTACAGCTGCGGATGCATTAGAGTCAATAGATAGCTCTTCACGCAATTCGCACATAGTTTCAGATCGAGTTTCTTGTGTTACGAAGCCACCACCTGATAGTACCTTGATTGTTTTAGACATTTTCTGTCTCCTTATTTGTTGAGGAATCACCCTCATTATTGTTAACAATGTCACCAGCTACATTTCGAATTGAAAACTGGCCTCTTACTTTAGCTTCATCAGCTTCACCGGCATGATTAAGTATAGCATGTACATATCCAGTAATATAGTTTTGCGCTTCATGTTCATATAAACATGGAAACAATGGTTGGTCTATAATTTTATTATCTTTGTCTTTAACAGACATATAGACTATCCACTGGTAATCATTTAACTCCATTTTTAAGATCCTTTTCTTTAAATACTAAGGCGTCTCTTTTAGTTTGGAGTTCAGTAAGTCTTTTCAGTGTTATATCTAACAACCCATCAGTAACCACTGTATTAAATTCAGTTTTATTGCCAATCCCAATTTTATAAAAGCGTGATAATTGTTGCTTATAAAAATATATAATATCACTAATAGTAGTCCTATGTCTAGATTCTGGCTCTATCATTGTTTCTCCTAAATTAAGGGGCAGTTTCCCACCCCTATGATTAATCTTCAAGTCCCCATTTAATAAACGCTATAATAGCACTTATTACAATAAAGAACATTACCCAAGCTACCATAATATTATAGACTTAACTATGTATATTATGCCTAACCACATTAATGTATTTACAGCTATCAATATACCTAGCTCTAAATAGTCCTTGAATGGTCTGAACATCTATTCATCTCCTTTATTAAGGGTATTAATGAATCAATAAAATCAATATGCTTTGACTCATATAGTATTAAATTCTTGTTACAACAGCGTCTCTCTGTTATACTTCCACATTCAGGGCATAAAGTAATATTAGTATACTTCATTTGTCTCCCTTATATCTTCAATAACTTCAGAAGTAGCCATTCCACCATGATACTTATAGTAGAATATATTCTTTTTAAGAGCTTCTAAATCTTCTATTACACCCTCATAGTTAACATAATCCCAGTCTTCTTCAATCAATTCATTTGGAACATGTACGTGCAAGTTGTTGATAATAATAGCCTGAATATGGTTCAATAAATCTAAATCACGTTCTCTAGCATATCTCCTACGAGCACTATAAGGTCTTCCTGTTGAAGGATTGATTGGTTCTTCTATTCCATTTACATCTTTCATGTGTCTCCTAACACGTTTAGTATTTACATTGACATATTGTAACTCTTTCACTACATTCAGTGCAAAAGTCTTGATATGCTGGTTCATTATTAATAGCTGGTATATTCTCAACCTCTGATAGATCTAGCATTTTAAATGCATCACGTAAACTTCTTCCACGATGATCTCTAGGTCTAGGTTGGCTATACTTACATGCCTTAGTTTTCTTCATGTGTCTCCTAACACTTAATAATTTAATTGATAGCCTGAGATTACAGCTATTACAGTCATACTTTGAGAGGCGTACGATTGGTTTTACCCATCTTACCTCTTTTATCCACCATACTTGCGTATAGTACATGACCAGGCTCAGCAGTTATAGACTGCCACTCTTATCGTTAAGGTTATTTCAACAGCTAATCATATCTATACGAGGGGATCAACCCAGCATAGTACTTTCACCATTAAACTGTTCAGATTGGCTACTGACTCAGCTCTCCATTCCCGAAGGTGGAGACTTAGAACCCTGTGCTCCTTAACGTCTAAAGTGTCTTTTTGCGTTGTTTATCATTTGTGTCCCAATAACGGCTGGGTAACGATAACAGCTGGGAAGGAATAGTAGCGCACTCTGACCGTAGCTCAATACTCTTTTGAAGTACTAAATACTACATCTACTATTTATGTTCCTTTTGGTAAAAGGTCTACATCATACTTTATGACATATCTTGCATTACATCAAGATTACCACTTGTATTGGATAACAGCCTAGCCACCATAGCTTTGACTTAACATCCTATGTATTCTCCTATTGGTATCACTACCTCAATCTGATGTCCCATTCAGATACATAATTCATCTCAGGATACCCCATTGATTATTACGTGTTATACACTTGCTTACATGAGCCTATTGCTAGGTGCCATCATTCAGTGTTATGTAAATGACAACTTTAGGTGTATTACTACACTTATTCTTATGGACTATAAGCAGCCCAATTGGTTAAAATTATGGTAGGATCACTGCATCTACTCACAGTACAGTCGGTTAAGACAGCACCCGTGCATTCCATGAGATTTATCCTACCAAAGGGAAGAGCATCCTAGTGTCAATTAAGTGACAAGGGAAATATAAAACCTTATGCCAGGATGCTAAAAGGGACATGGATAGTCCCAGGAATACACCTCACCCATCCTCGGAAGGTTGTTAGAGCTATTTGGTGTTAATTATTAAGCCAGTTTATATTCTTAGCTTAGGAACTTAGGATTAGCCCTTGAATTTGCTATGCATCCACGCAACAAGATTAGATTCATCACCATGATGTTCTCTAACCATATCACAAGCTGCAACAGAGCTATCAGCATTCACAACACCAACACGTTGTAACTTAGAAAAGCTACCAGCATGTATTGGTGCAGTAGATGAAATAGTCCTAAATACATAATATATGTACATTGGTATCTCCCTATTATAACCACCTGGATATTATCCAACGCTCATAGCCTAAGGCTCTATTTATACTCACTATGATGAGTTACTGATCACTGTCTGATGTACTACAGGTGTAAACAAGGTGTATATATATAATAAGAGTAGAGAGCCATCAATAAAGACAGCTCTATACAATAACATCAGTAGGACGTACTACCCTCCAGGAGTAAGGTCAACTTCATTAGGATCAGTAGGCATAGCTCCTAGACTCTTATGCTCACCCTGAGAATTATTCAACATGTTTAATGCCAATGCTTTATCTGCATCACTGCCATCATTCTGCACTAATTCCTCAAGAATAAACATCCACCTTCGACGCTCAAGCTGACTCAACTTAAGCTTAGATATATCAGCCTTATGACGCTGCCTATCTTCGTAATTACTTACGGTCACACTCATGATCACCACCTTTCTATAGTTTATAGATCAAAACGAAACAAACAAAATCAAAAATAACTAAATCGTGATAACGAAAGTCCCCTGGTAAGGGGGTCCCATATATATATAAGACCACACATAGAAATTCTACAATTTTTGAAACCTCTTTGAAAGTTAACGAAAAGTGTTTAAATTACAGCAATCAAAAGGGGGCCCCTATGTTATGGGATCATTTAATTATAATTTTTGTTACGGTGAGTCTAATTACGGTTATGAGATATCTGGATACAATGCCTGGATATTCATGTCCTAAATATTGTGGAGTATACCATGAGCATTGGGATTTGCAATCGGATTCCGACCAATCAGTCGGTAAAAATGCTAAGTCCACTAAAACCAATGAGTTAGATGTAAAATAAAAACATTGCATAAAAGTTTTAGGCTTAGTAATATAGTGGGTAGTCAATCTAACCAAAAGGAGGTGCTTATGAGTGGTATTAAAAGATACATACTTACAATAGAATATAACACTGACACTGAGGAGATAGAATATATTCAAGAAGAGATGGTCAATGATGACAGTGTATTTGAATATGGTGACTTCATACTAGATGATTACTTTGATGAGGAGTCACTAGAGCTACTATCAGATGCATATATACTAGGCATTTCATAATTCTTTCTTACGCAAACAAGCGTTTGCTAAAAGAATTGTGTAGGGCGCGGTTAAAAACAATAATACTATAGGAGAAGTTATGGCAAATTTACAAGATTTACATAAGAGAACTGTTAAGGCAGGTGCATCAGGTGGTAATTCCCTGACCGAAAAATTAGGTATTAAGAATAAGAAGCCTGTAAGACCAGGTCAAATAGGTGAAAAGGATAAGAGTATATCAAAGAAGCCAATTAGAAGTAAACTATCACACGAAAAACATAGTCCTGCCATAGGTAGTCAATCTAAGGATGGCAAGGGATACAAACTAGGAGAATAATTATGGGTGTTAAAGATAAATTATCAAAGGCGAAAGAGGATGCTAGAGTTTATATACAGGATAAAAGGCATCGTCATGGTGAGAAAAAGGCTTCAAAAGCTAAGGCCAAAAAGAATAGGGCAATGATGGATGGGCCTAAACCTAAGAGCCGCGTGAGAAAGTATTTAGAGGAGGATCCTAATTCTTTCAAGTCCAACCCAAAGATGGAGTTAGGGCAAACTGATGAGGTAGCTCCTTACAATAAGCCTGGCACACAAGCTAGGGGTGGCAGATATAGAGAGGGCGAATAATAGGGGGAATAAGATGGATCAATATGAAATAGATAATGCCATAGCATCTTTAAGTAAGTCTATAGAAGATCTTACCTACAGGCTATATACATTAGAGGATAGTATGGCTGAAATAAGTGCATATGTTGAAGAACAAAAAGGGGAGTTTATAGATGGCTAGTTTAGATGGTTATAGCTTAAATGAGAAGATAGATAAAGTCTTTGAAGAGCTTCAAGAAGAATTATGGATACTTAGAGAAGAGTTTACTGAACTTTATGATTACATGAGAAAGCTTGACAAAGTAAATGCTGCCCCTAAAAAGGTAGTTAAAAAGAAAGCGAAAAAGGTATTAGAAGTTACAGAATCGGAAGAATAGACCATTCTGTATACGAAGACACCTCAGAGTTACCTGACGGACTAATAATAAAGGATGACTGGCGACTGGCATCTATTGGGGATTGGGTAAAGGCAGATGACGGGTGTTATATAGAAATACTTAGGTCGGGTGATATGAAGGATGGTTCTGGTAAGGCTCAATATTATATAGGGACTTGCACGGGGACATTCCCTGCTAGAAAAAGCATGAGCCTTGATACTAGCAGGAGGGAGAATATATATTCGTTTGGGGGCGTAATGGCTGTAGAGAATAGGGAGAAGCTTAGTAAAAGCGAATCATTATTTGTAGCTTACGTATCAGCAGGGATAGAGCATGAAGATGCATATCTAATGGCTTTTAAAACAAAGAACAAGAGGTATGCGGTAAAGAAAGCATCATCTCTTATAAGGACAAGTAGGGTGAGGACAGCTATGAAAGATGAACTAAAGCCAGTTTTAGAAGAGCTGGAGCTAGACGAAACGTTTGTACTCAAAGCAATCAAGGAGGTTGTTCTCTCTTCCGATAAGGATGAAACTCGTCTTAAGGCTCTTTTTAAGCTGGCTGATATTATGGACATGGAAGATAAAAATAAAACTACTGTTACTTCAGTATCTGGCGCGTTATTTCAGGGGTTTACTCCTGAATCATTAGGGTCTGTAGAAAGACCAAAGGAGATAGAAAATGGCAAATGAAGACACAATTATAGACGATATGAATAAACCAAGCAAAGCAGAAGGAATGTTATCTGCTCCAGATGATAAGTCTTTTATGAACTTCTTATCTGTTGGTCTAGCTGATCATGTATTTGGAGGCAATATGGATCCTGAAAAAGGTAGTTCATGGCGTTCAGGCGAGGGTTTACAGGATGATTTTAAAAGGCCCAGGGAGGCTATGAATTTAAAAGATTATACTCTAAAATCCGGAGGAAAGAGCAGGGAGTTGTATGCGAGAGATTTAGGTCTTAATCCTGAAGAAGTTATGATTGATACTATGTCTTATCAAGATAAAAATAATTATGACTTTAATATAGGCACGGTAGACAACCCAAATATGAAACATGAAAAATCTTCAGGATCAAGCACAGGATGGAAAGGGATGGATAGTACTGTTGATTCATATATTGACTCCTATATGAAAAGAGAACATAAAGGTGATGCGTTTGCGGCAATGGACGATGAACGTGTAGACAACTATAAGAGCATGTATGGGTTATCTAAGAAATTAATGAAGGAAGGCGGTTCCGCAGCCGTGTTAGAAAAATGGCCGCATTTAAAGAAGAGGTATGATAAATATCAAGAAGCATTTGGATCAGAATAAAGGGGGTTGATAATGGCAAAAGAAGGAAAGTTTATAGACGAGGTATATTATTCATCTCAGATGCCTAAAGGCAAAAAGGATGACTGGCCTTATAGCTATGATAAAGATACTTATAGGACAATGAACAATGCTCATAATGCCGGCAATGATAGTTTGACAGTTATTCAGGAAAAATTATCTAGCATGGGCCTCTTGGAAAAAGAGTGGGTTGATGGGTATATGGGAAAGAGAACTGCGGGAGCCATTAACAGATATTTATTAAATACTCAGCCATCAATGTGGGATGCGGTAAAAGAATCTGATCTAAATATATTTAAATAATGGCCAATATAAATCTTCATAACGTCTCTAAGATGGAAGATGAGCTTAGATTAGCGCATTCAGATCTTATAGCATTCGGTAAGTTATTCCTACCTGACGATTTTATGAGGAGTGAAACTCCTTTCTTTCATTATGAGGTAGCAGATGCTCTAATGAATAAGGATTACAGGCAGTTAGGGGTAATACTGCCACGTGGGCATGGTAAGACAGTACTAACAAAGTGCAATATAGTACATGATTTTTTGTTTACACGAGACCCACTCTTTTATGGATGGGTTGCTGCGTCTTCCAAGATATCTGTACCAAATTTGGATTACGTAAAATATCATTTGGAATATAATGAAAAAGTTCAGTATTATTTCGGTGATGTTAAAGGGAGAAAATGGACTGAAGATGACATTGAACTTAAAAATGGCAGCAAACTTATCTCTAAGTCAAACCTTTCAGGTATACGTGGCGGGGCTAAGTTGCATAAAAGATACGATCTTATCATCCTTGATGATTTTGAAGACGAGAATAATACCGTTACGCCAGAGTCTCGTGCTAAAATCGCAAATCTTGTTACGGCTGTGGTTTTCCCTGCTTTGGAACCAGCTGATGGCAGGCTTCGTATTAATGGTACGCCTGTGCACTTCGATGCGTTTACTACAAGGATACTTAACGGTCACATCAAAGCTCAAACTCAAGGCGAAGACTATTCTTGGAAGGTAATAACATACAAAGCATTGCAAGAAGATGGTACACCCCTATGGCCTTCATGGTTTGGCCACAAGGAGATGGAGAGGAAGAAAAAGTTTTACGCGGACAGTGGGCAGCCACAGAAATTCTATCAAGAGTATATGATGGAGGTTCAGAATGAAGAAGATTCAATATTTAATCGGAACCATATTAAATACTGGGATGGAGACTTTCATCGAGATGAGGGAACGGGTCTTAATTATATTAGAACGGATCTCGGAGATGAGAAGCCTGTCAATGTTTTCGTCGGTGTTGATCCTGCTACAGATAGTGCTCGCAGGGATAGTGATTTTAGCGTTCTACTCGCTTTGGCTGTCGATAATGACAATAATTGTTATGTTATTGATTATCTACGGAAGCGTTCTTTGCCTGTCCTTGGTATACCAGGGGACGATAAAAAGGGGATTGTGGATTATATATTTAGCTATAACAAGCTTTATAACCCGAGTCTATTTTGCATCGAAGATACTACTATGTCAAAACCAGTTTTTCAAGCAATTAATGCAGAAATGCGGAGGCGGAATGATTTTACGATTAAGTACACGGCTGAAAAGCCTGGTAACAGGATGTCTAAACGGGATAGGATTCAAGAAATTCTGGCTCAAAGGTTCTCAGTTGGTGGAGTCTTTGTTAAAAAAACTCAATACGATCTTCAAAGGGAAATAATGACCTTTGGCCCTCGTATGGGTCATGATGATACAATAGATGCATTAGCATATGCATGTAAGTTTGCTTATCCTCTTAAGTCTGTTAAAAAAGACAAGAGGGGTGACTGGATGAAACATAGACCTCAGCCTAAGAGCTGGGTCACAGCATAGGGAGCAGGGATGCCAAAATTTGGAAAGAGTAGTCGTAATAGACTTGCGACATGTGATAAGAGATTACAAGACGTATTTAATGAAGTTATTAAGTATGTGGATTGTTCAGTGCTAGAAGGGCATAGAGGTGAAGAAAGACAAAACAGATTCGTGGACGAGGGAAAAAGCAAAGTTCGTTTCCCTAATGGTAGGCATAATGCTGAGCCTAGTCGTGCTGCTGATGTCACACCTTACCCTGTGGACTGGAATGACAGAGAGCGTCAAACTCTTTTTGCAGGGTTCGTGCTTGGGGTGGCTCGTGGGATGGGTATTAACCTACGGTGGGGTGGAGACTGGGACCAAGACTGGCAAGTAATGGATAATAAGTTTGATGATTTTCCACATTTTGAGGTAAAGGACTAGTATGGCAAAGCAGGATAAAAAAGCACAAAGAATTAAAGAGATATACAACAATGCTAACTCTAGAACTAGGCAGCAATGGGAGTATGTAAACCAAAAAGGCTTTGATTTTGCTAATGATAATCAACTTACTGAGAGAGAAGAGGCTGACCTTACAGAACAAGGTATGCCTACATTTACTATTAATAGGATTCTTCCTGTTGTAGAAATGTTAAACTTTTATGCTACTGCTAATCCGCCAAGATGGCAAGCTATAGCTACTGAGGGTTCTGATACTGATGTTGCTGCAGTCTTTAGTGATATGGCAGATTATATATGGAACTTATCAGATGGGATCTCTTTATACAGCAACGCTGTAAATGATGCCATTACAAAATCCGTAGGATATTTGCTAGTCACTGTAGACCCTGATAGTGATCATGGCATGGGTGATGTTAAGATACAGCAACCAGATCCATTTGATGTATATGTAGACCCTAAGGCAAGAGATATATTATTTAAAGACGCTGCCTTTATAATGATACGCAAAGTCTTACCTAAGACTCATGTTATAAAACTATTCCCTCAATTTGAATCCAAGATTAAAAAATCTAATTCAGATGATAATACTGATTGGAGCTATACAGAGAAAGTCCAAGGTGGTTCTCAGAAAGATTTTACGTATAAAGATATTGGTGAAAATGAATCTATAGATCCGTTGACTGGAGAGTCTGATAGGCTAATAGAGCTATTTGAAATGTATGAGAAAGTTAAAGTTGCATACATGAATGTGTTTTATAGAATACCCCCAGACGAAGAGCAATTAAAGCAAATACAGCAACAGGTTCAGGTCCAATTAGCTGAAATGCAAAAAGAAATGCAAGTTGGTTTAATGGAGCAAGACAAAAAAATGCAAGCAGCTGTTCAATCTGGAGAGATGCTTCCTGAGAGATACCAATTGGAAATGGAAAAAGCCCAAAAAGGAATGCAACAACAACTAGCTGCTGCAGAGCAACAGTTTATGAGTGACCTGCAGGCTCAAGCTTCCAAGATAGAAAACATGATTATCTCTGAAAAAGAGTTTAAGATTTTCCAATCAGACCCAGAGAAAGCAAAATTAATTGTTGATGCTATTAAATTTTATGGGGATAGAATTAAGCTTAGCTGTATCTGTGGTGATACTACATTATACGAAAATATATTGCCTGATAATATTACTGAATATCCGATTATACCAATACACTTTAAATGGACAGGAACACCATTTCCTATATCGGCAGTTTCACCCTTAATAGGTAAGCAAAGAGAGATTAACAAATCTCATCAAATAATGGTGCATAACGCTTCATTGGGATCTAGTTTAAGGTTCTTACATGAAGAGGGTTCTATTGACACAGACTATTGGGAGAAGTATTCAAGTGCTCCAGGAGCATTACTTCCTATTAGACCTGGCGCACAAGCTCCAACTCCAATTATGCCAGCACCTTTAGCGAATGCTTTTTATACTATTGTGCAAGAAGGCAAAGGAGATATGGAATATCTAGCTGGTATTTATTCTTCAATGCAAGGAGATACTGGGCAACAGCATGATACTTACAGGGGTATGTTGGCTATAGATGAATATGGGACTAGGCGAGTCAAGCAATGGCTAAAGAATGCTATTGAGCCTGCACTTAGGCAAACGGGGGAAGTAGTTAAGCAATTTTCACAGGCAGTCTATACGGCTCATAAGGTTATACGAATAGTACAGCCTAATAATATTAATGAAGAGAAGATGGCTGAGATTAATATGCCAATATATAATGACTTAGGTGAGGCGGTTGGTAAATTTAATGACTACGCTACAGCAAAGTTTGATATAAGGATTATAGCAGGGTCTACCTTGCCAGTAAATAGATGGGCATATCTAGAGGAATTAAAATCATTAATGCAATTGGGTATAGTAGATGATGTAGCTGTATTAGCCGAAACAGATATTAGAAATAAAACGCAAATTATTAAGAGAAAGTCACTATATGCACAATTACAAGGCCAAGTATCTCAATTATCCGAAAGCGTTAAAGATAAAGATGGGACTATTGAGACGCTTGAGCGCCAATTGGTTCAAGCGGGTATTAAGCAAAAAGTAATGCAAGCAGAAGTGGAGATATCAAAAGAGAAGCAAGATATCAAGGGAGCAACACAGAAACAATATATAGAAACTGAAGCTCAACAAAAATTATTAAGGAATGTCATGAAGAACGAAGCTGAGACCAAAAAGAAAGACCTTGGCATGGCTGTAGAGAACATGAAAAAATCCTTGACTAATAATAGTAATGATTCGTAACTTAAATAGGAGAGTATAATGGAAGAAGTACAAGTTAGTGGTAACTCAGATCAAAATGACTCCACAGAAGACTTTTTCGGACAACTAGAAGCTGATGTAAATAGTGCTATAGTTGATGTAGATGAACAGTCTGATGGTATGGTAACCCCTAGTCCTCAAATGGCACCTGTGCAAAACCAGGTAACCCAACAAGAGGCCCAAGGCACCAATGATACACCGGATTGGGAAAAACGGTACAAGGACTCAAGCAGAGAAGCACAAAGAATGGCTTCAACGCTCAATGAACTTAAACCTTTCGTACCAGTTCTAGAAGCGATGAAACAAGATAGTGGACTTGTTGACCATGTTCGAGATTATTTCGAAGGCGGTGGGAGTCCGAATGCCTCTATGACAGAGCAGCTTGGTTTAGATGAAGATTTTGTATATGATCAGCATGAAGCTGTGACAGATCAAAACTCTGATTCAGCTAAAGTGTTTAATGCTTATGTGGAAAAAGCTGTTGAACAAAAAGTTCAAGGAGCGATTACACAAGAGAAAAAACACAACTTAGCACGAGCTACTGAATATGAGAGGGTAACGGAAGAAACAGCGTTTCGTAATAAGCATAAAATGACAGATGATCAATTTGCTGATTTTGTAAACCAGGCAAAAACGCATACGCTAACCTTAGATGACGCATTCTATGTAGTCAACAGAGGGCATGCTAATGCTGAAGTAGCTCAGAATACAAAGAAGGAAATGTTAGGTCAGATGAAAAATGTTAGAAACATACCAGCAAGTGTAGGTAGTGCCAATAGCACACAAGTAGAAAAAAGCAATGAAGATGGAATCTTTGATGCCCTTCTAAGTGCTGATGGCAATCTAGATGATTTATTTGGATAGATAAATACTGTCTATCCATATTAACGATAAAAACAGGAGGATAGACTATGTCTGATCTTTTTAACTTATCGAATCTAGGGACTTCTGATGTATCAGGTAATGGACCAGGTGGCGGTGCTGCAGGGCAAACTAATACTGGTGATCTGCGTAGAAAATATAACTTTGGAGACCGAGTCTCTGAGTTGTCTATATCGCAAGACCCTTTTTTTCGATTCGTATCAAAAGTAGGTAAAAAGCCTACAGATGATCCTTTTTTCAAGTTTACTGAAAAGAGAGCATCATTTCACAAGCGTTATGCTTATATGGTAAGTATGGGCAGTGGCTTTGCAACTGCTTTAACAGGCAACTTAAACGCTCAAGATGCAGCAGATGATACCTTTTATGGTAAATTCGGAACTGACTATTCTAATCAAGGTAACTTGGTTAATCGTTTAGGTCAAGCTCCAGATTACTTTGAAGGTGCCACAAACACAAAACCTTTATTTTTAATGGCGGGATCGCTAATTAAAGTACCGGTTGCGTCTGCAGATAATACAGGTAATTTATCTTCAGTAGTAGATTACCAAGTGGTTAAAATAACAAGTGCTGTTGATAATGGCAACTATGTTAACGTTACAGGCACCGTAGTAAAAGGTGTTGACGCTGGTAGATTCTATATGGGCGTTCCTGACTCCATTGAAAATGGAGCTTCAAGTACAGTAACTCAAAACGAAGAAGACTTAGCACCATATAAATGCTATGTTATGGGTTCTGCACACGCTGAAGGTTCTGGTTATCCTGAAACATGGAAAGACCAACCTTACTCAACCAACTATGGAGAAA